TCTTTTTCTAACATTCAACTGCACTGTTATTATTTTTATTATCTAATTGTTAAGGGCATTCTTATCCTTAAACTTCTTATTTAGCCATAACTTATATATTTATATTATTTATCAATTTAACTATTCTTATCAATCGTTCATGTTTCATGACCTTATGGTAAAACATTCACTTAACTTTAAACCCTAAACATCAACCACTGAAACGGAGAGGTGAATTGGGAACAACTACTGATTAAGAAATCTAGAATATCCCTATCCGAACAATAGCGATACTAGACTTCTTAAAGAATGACACTGAAACGTATGAGTCTGAATGGTGTACATTATCTTCATAAGAGTTGCATTAATCTTTAGGGAACTACCCTAACATATTCCTCCTGCACTCCGTGCCCAGCAAGATTTTAACACCTTATAAAAGTGTGAAATATGAGATTTTACAAAAGTTCTCGTAATACACTTATGCGAAAGTTGTGAACTTTTACTTAACACGGCTACCAAATGGGAACTTCTGTTCCTCGCCTATTGACCTTTTTTGATGTGGGTTTGCGGTGATTGACTTTACTGCACCGCATGTCCAGGGGAAGGTTAAATGCAACTAAACCTTCTTACCACGAGCCTTATCTTTACCAACGTAGGATGGCTAATCTATGCATTCGCTCTATTTTACAATGTACTGTAGGCGAAGAATGTCTTACTTAAACTATAAGTAAGAGTAACATGACGTACGCACCTCTCATGTTTACAGCGTTATTCAATTTTAGATTGTAGTTGTATGGGCGCCCAACCCATGTACTTGCTATCACTACTATTATACCATTGTACACTTTTCTTGTCAATATGTTGCATTACTGACTATATTGCATTGCAACATAGTGTGTATAACAATATAGTATGTATTACAATATAGTATGTATTACAATGTACTACAATGTACTACACTTCGCACTATAGCTATCTCAATTTAAGGCTGTTTTTAAGCGTTTTGAGAGTGATTTAGTGTTAAATGAGGTGGTAATCATGTAAAGCAAAAGAACATCTATTTTCTATATAAATCAAAGTCATATAAGAAAGAAAAAGAGGACTTTAATAGTCCTCTAAGTTTTCCTCTATTTACTTGTTAAGTTTTGCTGAAATTTCACAAAGCTCTGCGAATAATAGTAAGAATACACCTACCATAAGAACAGCTCCACCCATTTCAGCTACAACCTGCATAATGCCAAATAGTGTTAGTGCAATCGCTACTAGTGCAATCGCACCTCTAAACTTTTCAAGAATCTTTAACATGTCTTTCTCCTTTTTAACAATCTTCTACTTCCAAAATCTCGTAATCAACTGAACCATCCTCAAGACCGTAAATTTTGATACACTCTTCGATAGATGACACAATACAATGCTGTGTTCGCCATTCCCAATTTGATAGCGAATCCCTATATCTAAAAGTAATCTTTTTCATATTCATCCCCTAGTCAAATCGTGTGAACTTACAATCATAGTAAGTGTTGATTGAGGCATATTCATCATTCTCCTCATCAAAAGCAAAATCCTGCCCAGAAAAACCCTCTCCAAGTCCATCTGAGTTTTGAGTATCTACCCAATCACTGATAATTTCTAATTCTTTATCCGATAATTCTTCATTTGCTGTTAATACAATATATCCTATCCAACTATCAACAAGTCGCCAAGCAATACTAACAATCTTATCTTTAAATTGACTGACATCTGTTTCATCTAATAGGATTTCTGTCATATCAGCATCTTCTAAGTACTTCTTAGCTTCATTATAGTCATTTATCTTGCTAGACAGCGTAAATCCAATATAATATTTAAACATAAAAGTCCTTTCTAACAAAAAGAGAGTTAGACAACCTAACTCATCTTACTATATGTGATGTAGTAACTGTCATCAATACCATATTCAGCCTTTAACCAATCCTTGATATACTTATCTACATCAACATTCTCTGGTACATATAATTCCCATTGATAATTTAGGTTCTTTCCTGCAACATTGATTACATACATAGGTTTAACCTCTCATGAATGTTGGAATTTCTACATCCAACTCGTCTGTTTCATCCTGTTCAAACTCTGTTACAACACATGTTTCTGCATTTTCAAATACTGGAATCTCAAATTCAACAATCTTTCCCTGTGTACCAACTTCAATCATAGAACTACATCCTCCTGAATTTCACCTAAATGTTATCACATATCAGGAAAGATGTCAATGGCTATTTAACAACTTTCTTCTTACATTTAACAATTTCAACAATCATACTTGCTTGTGCATAAGTGTGGATTTCTCTGTCCAGCATCTCTTCATAAATGTTATCTAGCACAATGTTAGCAATTTCCTTGTTACCAACCTTATTTGCTAGTTCTAAAATTTGTTGGTACTCATCAAAATGTTTTCTCATGTTAGTTATCCTCTGTCAGTATCATAACACATTATATTTGTCTTGTCAAATTAACCAACAAATGACATCCAGAGGAATTTAACCCAATTAATAACCCAAACCACAATATCTTGAAGTGGTGGAAGTGTAATACCAAATAAACCTAAAATAAAGCAGATTAAGAAGTAACAAACAATTAATTCTATTACTGCTTTTAATGATTTACCTAAAATCTTTAAGGCAAGGGCAATCACTACAATAATAATTAAATTAGTAGGTACTGCCATTACCCAATTATATAAATTCTGAATAATATTTTCCATTATAATTCTACCCTAAAACAACTGTTAGTAATATCAAAATGTTACATACTAGTATAAATGGTACTTTTTCTTCACCACTGAATATATACCATAACAATGTACCTGTCAATAAGTTAGGTATTAAGTGATGAGAGGTCATAAGTGCGAATATAGTTAGAAATAAGAAACAATTATCTATTGGTTTATCTACTATTACCGTGTAAAGCCACAGTAGAAGTGTTGCAATCATAAAGGCAACACTAATCTTGAAATATGTGCATGTAACAAGAATAAATCCAAGAGAAAGTACAGTACTTACTTTTCTTTCTTTGTAATCTTGTAAGGCTAGTATAATACCACTAACCAATAATAAAATCTTTAATATCATTATTCGTCTCCCCCAGTGGCACAAGAATCTCTTCCTCCGTACCAACTATACCCTTTGCCATGTTATTGACAATCTCTTTTTCTCTGTAGTTATCACACCAACCTATTGACCTTGGATATAGAAGTCTTTCTCTCTTAAATCTCTCATACTTCTTACAAAACTGTTCACACATACTAAATACTACTTCATCAATCTTTTTAGAACGATTTACCTTAACATAGAAGTCCTTTACCTTCTTTGGAATATTTAAATACGTAGCAGTAATTTCCATATCGAACTCATTTTCGATTGCCCAACGGTACATTGTCATTTGAGGTAAATATCCCTTAAAGTCATTACACTTTTCGGCAGTTGGTGAACCAGTCTTGTAGTCAATAAGATAAATCTTATCATCACGGTAGTCAATTCTGTCTATAATATACTTCATTTGCATTGGAAGTTTCTTTCCTAATGACTTAACAAATATATCACGCTTACCTTTATGTTCGGTTAAACATTCCAAGGAGTTGTCATCAAGTTCTCCACCAAGATAGTCCAGATGTCGATTAAAATAGTGATTAACGTATTCTAAAACCTTTTCATAACTACCATCAGTACATACTTCTTCTGTGAGTTCTACTGCTTTTTCACGAGTACGTTCTCCCTTTGGGAGTTGATAGTACAGTTCCATGACCTTGTGAAAATTAACTCCTCGAATATTCATTTCTCCTGTATTATAAATCTCATGGATAAGACTGCCAAATGGATTTTCATTAAAGGATTTCAAGAATGTTGGAGAGAAGTAATCTGTGTTATACTTTCGGTAGATATGTTCTACGTTTGAACCATATCCAAATTTAACCATTGTATCTGTCTTGTGATATTCTCTTAGAAGTTCTATAAACTCCCACATATCATCAAAAAGTTTAGTTGTATCTGCCCATCTATATTTACCTGTAACCACAGAAGAAACAAGATAATCCTTACCTTCAATCGTTTTTATTTCCATAATTTACTCTCCTTCAGGGCTATAGGTGGGGAACATTCCCCACCAATCTACTTACCCTTCTTGTTTAATACCTTAGTCTCACTCTTTCGAATTTGACCGTCAATTTTTTCTACACAGTCAATAAAAGCTGTTTCATAGTTCTCATTTTCTGTTTCTGCGAACCAGTCTAACACCTTAATATGTACTGTGTGAAGTTTCTTGTTGAAGTTGTGTGTGATTAGGATTGGAGTATCGTCTTTAATAAAAGACTTATGATTTCCTAGTCGGTGCAACTTCTTTTCATTGAGTACTTTAATTGTTTCGTTAAAGAACCCTGTTCTGTTTGTATTAAATTCAATTACCATAATTATTTTCTCCTATTGAATATTGTTGTTGTATAGACTTAGATGCCTAGTTCTTTCTTCATAGCATCAAGGTTTAACCCCAATGTCTTTTCTTCCTTGATTTGTGCCTTAGCAATTTCTGTAAGTATATCTAATCGAAGTGTATTATCCTTACCAGATACCCACTCATGTAACACAGACCTTAGTTCTGCTATATGAATTGGCTTTGTAGTAGAGTGTTCCCACATCTCATCTCTTACGATTGTAATAGGAGTTTTCCCTACAATACATACCATACCATCAATACTGTCAATTTGAATACCTGCTCGACTAAATACTTTATTCCAAATAGGTACAGAAGAGTGAACTTCAAGTATTTCTTTACCCTTAGCAGTTTCTATAATAGATTGACCATCTATTGCTAATTCTTGATTAGGTTTAACTTTTATATTCTTAGCATCTAAAATAAGAACATGTCTACCATATACTAATAATACATCAGTATCAGGTATATAGTCAAGTGTATTATTGTCTTGTTCATAAGATAAACTAGCAAATGCTACAATCCCCTCTAATTTATCATCATATTTTAGAAGGGTTGATAGATAATCACATAACATGGTTTCTCCATCAATTCCAGCTTTCGTTAATGCTATTTGAGTGTTTAACTCTACATCATCAACTAGCCAATCTGTAACATCATGTACTGTACCATTTTTCTTCTCTTCTAGTTGTGCTAATGTCTTTTTTAAGCCGAGTGCAGGATTTCCAATGACAAATAAACCACTTCTTAAATGATTTCTTACTGCTATTGCTAATTCCTTGTCCTCAGCCTTAATATTACTCTGGTCAAGCTTCACTTTCTAATACCCCCCTTTAAAGGAAAGAGTGAAAGATTTTACTCCTTCACTCTCTTGTTTTTAACTACTGCGCCTAAACCAAGTAGTGATAACATTCCCATTAATGAGAACATTCCAGCATTTGTATTAACGCCTGTAGGAATATCGTCATTCTTTTCAAAGATATGCACAACGTCACCATTTTCCTTAGTTTCAGTTCTTACAAGTTTGTAACCGTTGAATGTGCCAGGGTCTTTAGCACCCTTTTCATTTGGCTTTAATTCAGCACCTGTAGTTGTTTTCCAAGATGTATTCACTTGACGATAAACATGCTTAATAATACCATTTTCTAAAAGAAGTTCAGTATTCTTAAATGAATAGTCTGGGATAGATTTAGGATTTTGCTGTCCTACATCCTTAGATGATAGTTCCTTACCACTTTCATCTACATAGATTGTGTGTAAGAGTTTGTAAATGTGCTTTGTATTACCCTTATCATCAACTTCTGTTGTGCGGAAGCTATAATCAACAAAGCCCTTTTCCTTATGTGTACCCTTTTCAGTAGGAGCTAATTCCTTACCTTCTTCTGTTACATAAGAAGTCTTAACCTGACGGAATACATAAGTAACATTGTCCTTATCATCCTTCTTAGTTTCTACATAGTAGTATTCAGGAATTGGGTCACCGATTTCTACTGTCTTACTTCCCTTAACAGGTGTCTTTAACTCATTACCATCTTCATCTACCCACTTAGTTGTGTATTGACGGAAGATATGAGTAACATTGCCATCTTCGTCTGTTGTTGACTTAACGAAAGAATAAGAATCAATATCACCATGTTCCTGAGTTGTGTTACCTGTAACCTTATCCTTTAAGACATTTCCTTCTTCATCAACCCAGTTAGTGTCATACTGAACAATTTGCACACGTCTGAATCTAACTTCTGTATTCTCTACTTCTGCAGGTGCATTTGTAGGAGCAACAGGATTTGCCATATTAGGTTCAACTGGAGCAGTAGGTTCTACAATAGTATTTAATGTAGGTTCTTCTGGCTTAACAGGATTTTCTAGTGGAGTTGGTACTTCTTCGTATGTAGGTTCTTCAGGAACTTTTTCATACTTAGGTGTAGGAATTAAACTCTCATCCCACACTGCTGGTGGAGTTGGTTCATCCTTAAACTCGATGTATTGGTTATTTAGACCGAAACCACCACCTGCACCACTCCAAGATGCAGTAACTGTATCACCTGTAAAGATACCAATACTGATACCACGTTGCACAGAATAGTTATTACCAACTGTAGCAGGGTCATTAGGAAGATTACTATGGTTTAGGTTTGCCATATGTTCATCACCGAAAGTCCAAGCAGTATAATCGTTCATTTGTTGAACTTTTGTATAACCTTCTTGTCCTTCAGTAATACCACGAGCCTTATCTGAAGGTGCGATAGGAACAATAGCCTTTACAATACCATTAGAAGAAACACCTAAGTTTTCTCCTGCTTCCAAGTCACCTAATACGAACATACGAACCAACTTAATTGGTTTTCCAGTAGCCTCGTCATAGAATTGATATGTTGCTCTTGCACCATCTTCAAACGCACTAAGAGTACCATCCTTACGGAATGTATAAACTGCGCTTGCACGTGATTGATGCCACTTACTTACTGTTACGTGAGCAGAAATAGTCTTACCACTAGCAGTTGTACCAAGATTATGTAAGTCAAACTTTAAGAAGTTATCAACTACTTGACCTTGTGCAGCTAACTTATAGTTATGACCATATTGGTTGTCATACTCTGTAACACGAGAATCCTTATAAGTAATATTCATGGTTGTCTGGTTAGTAATACCAATATCACCTAATGAGTATTCATATCCAAGCTCTGCTAACTTATCCTTGTTATACATTGTGTAAACATTGTTGAAATACTCAGTTGGACTACCATTACCGTAGTTATGGAAGTTCATTTGAGACGCATCAGGTGTTCCCATTACAGCAGACTGATTATTTGCAATCCACCAGTTCTTATACACTACTGATTCACCCTTATCTACTGACCTAGCACTATCATTGTATGTACCACGTACTACAATACCTTGACTTTCACCGTCTAATAATACTGGGTTGTTTTCGATAAAACGGTCATACTCACTCTTTTCCTGTTCGTAACGAGTTACTTCTTGGTCGTGAGCATTTTTAGCATCCTGTAATTGCTTTTCATAATTGGCTTTGATTTGCTTGTTGCTTGCAGTAATTCTTGCTACATCATTCTGCCAATTTGTTTTCTTTGTTTCATTACGATTTGTAACATCTGCAATCTCTTGATTACGTTGATTGTATGCTGCTAAATCAGTGTCATATTGTTGTTTCTTGGCATTGTATTCAGCAGTTAAACGTTCATTTTCAGCCTTTAATTCCTTATTTCTAGCAATATCAGCATCATACTTTTCCTTTTGTGCAGAATATAAAGTCCATAATTCATCATATGTAATCTTATCCTGCTTGTACTTTTCTAATGCCTCGTCATATGCCTTTTTCTGTGCAGCATACTCTGCTAACTTTTTATTAACTTCCGTCTTTGTTGTTTCTAGTTGAACCTCTTGTTCACTTTCACGTTGCTTTGCTTCCTCTTCTGTGTGTACTGTGATTGGTTCATCTTCCACAATCTCTAATTTTGGATTTTCTCTACGTAATTGTTCTACAAACTCTAAGAATTTTGGGTCTGTAATGTCCTTTGTCTTTACCTCTGCAAAGACAGTTAATGGACTTAACAATGTAGAAGTAAGTAATCCTACTGTCAATAACTTTCTTAACTTCATTTTTCTCCTTCTATCACCAGTTAGTTTAACGACATACCGCACGGTTGAAACGAGTTGAACACTTAATAATATTTGCATTAACAAACTGTTCAACTGTCATATCTTGAACATCCTTACAATCTCCAAAGGAATTATAGTCTATCTCATAGATACTCTTTCCTTTGATTCTTTGCTTTAATTTTTCTCGTGCATTTTTACCACGTTCATCATTATCTAATGCTAAAATAATCTTTCTTTGTGGTAACTGTTCTATTTCTTTTATCTGTTCCCATGAACCAAGACCATTCAACGCAATTGCATATTTACCACAAGTCCAGATGAATAATGCATCTAATATTGACTCACATATATAGACTTCCTTTGCATTTGTCTTAGAGAGTTCATATATCCCATATAAAGGTTTCTCTACACTCTCTGGATAATGAAAGTACTTTCTATCTACTGCACGTTTCGCAAAGAATAATATATTACCAGAGATGTCTTTAACAGGAAATGTAATACAATTTGTATATTTATCATATCCTACATCAAACATCTCTATAATATCATCAGTTAGTTTTCTCTCATACATATATGGGTGCCTTACATTAAAGTATTTGAGAGTTTCTTTGTCTACATATTTTGTAGTATTACTTGGTCTCTCTAAGGTTATACCCCAAGACCTAGTAGAAACATTACTACTATCAAACTTTTCTCGTAACCAAGTAGTTCCATCTTTGTCAAGACACTTTGTAATAAGTTGTGGAATTGTCTTTACTGCACCACAAGTAAAACAATGACATATACTACCATCTTCCTTAATTCCCATAGAGGGAGTATTTTCTTGTCCATCCTTATGAAAAGGACATTGAACCATTCTATACTTACCACTCTTTTTAGGTGGTTTTACTAAGTAGTTACGATGTTCCATTGTTATGTCACTTCTTAGTTCACTTAATAAAGTATCAATATTTGTACCAATGTCCATATTTTCAATTCTCATAATACACCCCTAACTATTAAGCAAGCCCGTTATTTCTTCACTACTAAGAAATTCCTCTAAGTTATAAACTCTAATATAGTTTAAGTTATTCTTCATTGCAGTATTGTATTTCTCTACATCTCGGATAGTCCAGATATAATATGCCTTATTGCTGAACTCACTATCACTATTTAACCATTTATCTGCCTTAGCCACATCCTTCGCATTATTACAATCAAACGGATGTTCTCCGTGTGTCCAATGCAAGTTTAATTCAATATATGTATCAATCTTAGGAATGTAGAAATCACAGAAGTATGGGTATAATTCACTCTTATATTGTGGGATATACTCTATACCATGTTCTGACAAATACTCTTCGAATAACTTTTCCGATTCGGATTTAGTCTTGTCATAAATCTTTAAAACAGAATCTCTAAGTTGGAAGGTATTCTCTACCCCATACTTCTTCAACAGTGATTTCTTTCTTGTCTCTTTTTGAGAATCAACAACTTCTTTTGAATGTGATTTCTCTATCACTTCTGGTAGTTGAAATACATTCCTAACCCCATACTTCTTTTGAAATGTTCGTTCTTTCTTTTCTTTAACTTCATCTAGCTGAGAAATATTTTCCACTCCATATTTTTCTAGGAAAGTGTTTCTAGCACTGTCCGCCATCTTTTGTTTAACTACTGGGTCATCATTTATGCACTTATTAGAACAATATGTAGAATATCCTCTAGAAATACTATTAAATCTAGTTGGATTACCACACATTTTGCAAACTCCTTCACCGGACTTTTTAATGTACATATCATAATAATGTTTAGTAGAGATGTTGTTTCTACTTAAATGACAGCCAAGGGCCATATGGGATTGAAAACCTCTCCCACAATCTTTACACACTATCAATGATTCTTCTGAGTTCTTGTGTTTCTCCACGTTTTTCCATCCTCTCCAAACTATAAAGTAAATCTTCATATATACCATTTAAGATACTTCCATCGATGTTGGTTAGGTAATTCTTACTCGCCAATAGTTGCTTTGCTTCTGAACATGCCTCTCTCGTGTAGAGTGCTACGATAGATAGGGAATCGCCGTCTACGTCCGCACTTAAACTAGAAAAGACAATAGGGTTTAACTGGAATACATATCTATCTCTATCTTTCATACTAAACTGAGGTATCATACCAATTGTAGAACCTGCACCGATTGTTGGCATACGATTTAACAAGCAGTAGTATTCACCTTCAAGTAATTCACTATTAACTGCATCAATATCTGTAATACCAAGCACTGTATATTTATTATATAAGTTAGGATATAAATACTT